TATCCGCATGTAGTTGATTCGTTAAGTTTAAAGATACAAAAGAACGCAGCAGACTTCCCATTCACACTTGGCGATGGGTATGTGTATCCGATGATTGATTTCGGTAGGAATAACGATGTGAATTACATTATCACAGACTTCTTGCCATCGGTGTATGTAAAGACTATTGTAGATAAGATAATCAATGCAGCAGGGTTTCAATACACATCAACATTCTTTAATTCTGTGGAGTTTTCAAAGTTGATAATACCATTCACAGGCGGACAGCTCACGCTTGGAGAAACAGCAATCAATGAACGCACATTCAAAGCAACAAATACAAGCAACCAGATAGCAACTATTGATGGCAATGGTGGAATCGCAACAGTCATTAACTTTCAAGATGATTCAACAGGCACGAACCACGATGCAGGTAACAACTACAGCATAATAACGAATCAGTTTACTGTACCATACAGCGCACAATACAAGGTCAATTTCAATGTATCAGCAAGCATAAAGCACTATCCAACAGGAGCAACAGCAAGCGTGTCGGCTACTCCTAAGAAGTTAGGGAGCATCAACATTTATAATCTTGGAAGTACAGGAATCATAACAGTAATAGGTTCACATGATGTCTATGCAAGTTCAAGTGGACTTGCAGCAGATTCAATGAATATAATTACTGCCTCGACAATCACATCTGGAACAATATCCTCAACATTCACAGGGCAACTATCAACAGGCAATGTAACGATATACGGAGGAGATAAGATATACGCTGTCTTTTATTCTCAATTCTACATGACTAACTTATACGGAGCTGCCTCTGTGTATGCAGGTGGCACAGGATACACAGAATTAAACTTCGTAACAGGATGTTCATTTGAAGCGTTCTTGCAGAATCCTGTAATCTCAGAGGGAGATATTGTAAACATGAATCAAGTCTTGCCTACAAAAATCAAACAAAAAGACTTTTTATCTTCGATATTCAAGATGTTCAACATATACATTGAGCAATCCAAACAAACGCAGAATCTTCTTATCATTGAACCACGCAACGACTTCTATCCTGATACAACCATCAATGATTGGAGTTACAAGTTAGACCTCAGCAAAGACATTGAGATTATGCCTATGGGAGAACTTGATGCACGAACTTACTTATACCAATTTAAGAGCGATGAAGACTACTTCAACAAGTTCTATCAAGATAGATGGACTGAGAATTATGCACGACTAAGATACGATATCGACAATGACTTTATAAATGCCGAAAAGATAACTGAAACAATATTCTCAGCAACTCCATTGGCAGACCGCAACGGAACGGATAGGGTTATCCCTCGCATCTATCAAGTTGATTCAACAGGAACAATCTCAGCAAAGACAGGCAACATCCGAATAATATATTACGGAGGTGTCAAAGAAACAATGTTCCCTTACAACATAATACAAGTAAGCGGAACAACAGTTGCAACACATTATGGCTACTGCGGACATCTTGACGATGTCGAGAATCCAACATACGACTTGAACTTCGGTGTGCCTAAAGAGGTGTTCTACACAGCAAGCAAGTACACAGATAACAACTTGTTCAATAGATTCTGGAGGGTGTTCATTGATGAGATTACAGGTATCAACTCAAAGATAGTCAGCGCATACTTCCATCTCAATTCATCGGACATTGAAACGCTTACTTTTCAAGATACTTTTTATTTCGAGGGAGAAAACTTCCGCCTCAACAAGATTATAGACTACGATGCAGCGCAGAATGTACCGACTAAGTGTGAGTTCATTCGCATACTTAACGGAGTTCCATTCTCGCCAACAGTTGCCGACACGAATGGCTCTGGGTGGACTGTGTTCAATGGTTACGATGAGATACTTCCGCAGAATGTTCAACGAGTAGGAGTGAACAACAACGGAGCGAACTCCAATGGTTCAATCAATAGAGGAGATAACAATGTCATTGATCCATCCGCTGTTGGTGCAATGGTTATCGGCAACAACAACTTCATCGGTTCAATGTGCAGGAACGTATCATTCATCAATACAAGTGGATGCACAGCAGCTCCAAACACAACAAATATCACAGCAGTAAACTGCCAGAACACAATCTTTGATTCAAGATACAACAATCAAACGATAGTAAACAATATAATATACGGATTCGCTAACATAGTTCGCAAGACAGCAGGGTACAAATCAACATCACTTGACTTGAACAAACTTGTTATTATGGACATCACTAACAACGCAACACTTGACCTTCCTGAGCTGCTCACAATAGCGAATGGATGGCGCATAGAGATTAAGTGTGTGAGCGCAACAGAAAAGAAGGTAGTAGTAACAATAGTTGATGGCGCATTGATGGAGAATGGCTCAGGACATGATGACTTGAATGCGTATCATTCGGCAGTCTACACTTACAGGAATTCAGTTTGGTACATAACCGCAATAACCTAACAAAATGGCAATAGTAGAAAATTTAAAAGTTAATGTTGATGTTGATGATGGTGCGAAATCACTTAAGCAACTCAAAGCAGAGTTCAAAGAAACTCAAACAGCATTGGAGGGATTGGATGCATCCTCTAAGGAATACACAGCAACGTTAAAGAAGTTAGCCAACACTAAAGACGAGATTGAAGATTTGAACGATGCCATCAAGTCTCAGATGGGCGCAGGGAAGTTCGAAGCGTTCACAAAGGTTGGTTCATCAATAGCAAGTGGATTCGCAGCGGCAACAGGAGCAGCGGCATTGTTTGGAAGCAAGTCTGAGGAAGTGGAACAAGCATTGCTGAGAGTACAAGCTGCAATGGCATTCGCAGATGGACTAAGGGGATTGGAAGGATTAAGCGATGCGTTCAAGAATGCTAAGACAGTAGCATCAGACTTCGGCAAGTCAGCAGTTGATGCGCTGAAAGGAATGAAGGTAGGCATAGCAGCAACAGGCATCGGATTGCTTGTCATTGCTGTTGGAGCATTGGTTGCATATTGGGATGATGTAAAGAATTTCTTTAATCAGTTTACAGATGCAGGGCAAAGCATTCTAAAAGTAAAAACAGAACTCAATGAAGCATCCATTCAAGGAGCAAAAAATTCAGCGGTAGAAAAGACAAATCTTGATAATCTATACAGAGCATCTACCGACCAGAACACAAGTTTAAAAGATAGAAAAGAAGCACAGGTTGAACTACAAAAGACATATCCGCTAACATTTCAAAACTTTACAGATGAAGACTTTGCACTTGGCAAGGCGAAGATTGGATATGACGATTTAGCTCAAAGTATTATTGATGTGTCGATGGTTAAGTCAAAGCAGGCGATACTTGATAAGAATTCAATGGCGTTTGCTGAGGAGGAGCAGAAACTTTTAAATGAGATTAGAGATGCAAATACTGATGCACTAAAACAAGATAGCGAAGATAGAAAAGTATATGATGAATTGGGCAACGTAAGAGCTGTAAGGAATAATAAAGAAATTGCACTTAGAAATGTTGAGAATTTAAAAGCAACTCTTGAAACAAAAAGAGCAGCATTCGCAGCAGAAAACGACCTCTTTATTCAATCTATAAAAGTAAGTCAAGAGGGAGCTAAACTTGCAGGGGACAATGCGGCAGAGGCAGCAAAGATTGAAGCTGCAAGAAAAAAGAAAGAAACGGAAGATGCAGCAGCAGCAGCGAAAAGAGCAGCGGAGGAGAAGGAGGCGGCAATAGAAACAGAAAAGAAAAGACTGCAACGGATTGAAGATATAAATACAGAGATGAAAGTAGTTAAACAAGATGCGACATTAAAACTTCAACAAGAATCAAGACTATTAAATGAACAAGAAACATCGAATGCTATTATAGGAATAAAGATTAATGAAGGCATATTAATACAAAGGGAAATTGAAGAACAAATTGCAAAAGAAAAAGCAAAAAGACGAGCAGCTATATTGGCTGCTACTAATTTAACACTTGAATCTACTAAGCAATTAAATGATGGCTTGCAATCGATGTCGGATACTTATTTTACTAACAAATTAAGCGGAGTAGAAAAAGGAAGCGACAAAGAACAGGTAATTCTCAAAAAACAGTTTGAGGTAAATAAGAAACTTCAAATCTCAAACGCAGTTATCACAGGAATACAAAACGGACTCACAGCATACGGAGCAGGATTAAGAGCAGCAGAGGCAGGAGGTGTTACAGCATCGTTAGCTCCTATTTGGGGTGGTTTATACGCAGCAATCTCAGCGGCAGGTTCTATTGCTGCAATAGCGAAGATTAAAGCAACGCAGTTCGGAAGCTCGGCAAGTACATCAACAGATACAGGAGGCGGCAACATAGGTTCATTCTCGCAGTCTGGCATGAACAACGGAGTGAACAACACATCAACAAACTTGAACGCAAACGGAACTGTAAACACTCCGCCTGTTAAAGTCTATGTAACACAAACAGATATACATTCAGCAAATGACACAGTAGAAAAAATAAAAACTAAAGCACTAATCGAATAAACTATGGAAAAGAAATTACCTGTCTATAAACTTGTTATCAATGACGATGATAACGACAAAAGTGGTGTTGATTATGTTGCATTCGTGGATGCACCTGCAATCGACATGAAGTGGATGGCATTCGCTGAGCAACGCAAGCAGATGTTCATTGGCAACGAAGAACGCAGAATTGTATCTGGCGCATTGATGGTGGCAGGGATGCCGATATACCGCAACGATTCAATGGGCGAATACTACTGCATCTTTGACAAAGAAACTATCTTCAAGATTATACAGAAATACTTCCGCAACGGATTCACTTCAAATGTCAATATGATGCACGATGAAGAGCGCAAGGTTGATGGAGTGTACATGATTGAATCATTGTTCATTGATAAGACAAGGGGTATGATTGCACCATCTGGATATGGCGAGCTTGCCGATGGTTCATGGTTCGGCTCATTCAAAGTTGATAACGATGAGATGTGGAACGACTTCATCAAGACAGGAGTGTTCAAAGGATTCAGCGTAGAGGGAATTTTTGAACATAAGTATCTTGTAGATGCGAATGAGAAATCACTTGAATCACTTCACGAAAAGTTAGTTGCTCTGAGAAAAAAGTTAGGGGTTTTATAACATTTGATAAATTTTACCTTATTGTATATTGTATGGAAGACACAAGAAAAAATATATTAGAGAACTTTAGAGAGGTTTATGCCTCTACTATTAAGCTAATAACAGGCAAGCAGTCGTTCAAAGACTACGCACAAGCAGATGGTACAGTATTAAGAATTGAAGCTGACATGGCGGCTATCGGTGTTCCGATTTCAGTTGTTGCAGCGGATGGTACTGTTGTTCCTGTTGCAGATGGCTCTTATGAACTTGCTGTTGATGGTAAGACTTTCAACATAACTGTTGAATCAGGACTTATCACTACACTTGAAATGATTGCAGAAGAAGCAATCGAACCATCGGATGAAGAAATCATTCAAACAAATCAAGCTATGGCTGAAGACTTAACACCTCGCATGGTTGAATGCGAAAACAGAATCGCTGCTATTGAAGAAGCTATGAATATAGCTAAACAAGAAGCAATGACATCTAACAACGAACTAAAAGCAACAATCATAAAGTTAGAATCCGATAAGGAAGAACTTAGAAAGTTCGCAGAAAGCACACTAAATACATTTGAAGCATTTGCAAAGATGCCACAAGTTGAAGCAACATCTATCCCTAAGAACAAGATAGTGAAGATGGCTGAGATGGAAGCATGGCGCAGAAAAGTAGCAGGAGAAATTTAATTTAATTAATAACCAATATAAAAAAAGAAAATTATGGCATTTGACATGACAGGTTTAGCCACATGGGTAAACGAACAAGCAGGAGAATTCATCACTAAATCAATGACAGGTTCAAAGATATTTGGGCGAGGTGTTGATATTCGTGAGGGCATTTTTGGAACACAAAAACTTCCAAAATTAGAGCAAACAGTACCATTCCAATCAGGAACAGACTGTGCGTTCAACTCATCTGGAGTAACAACTCCATCACAAGTAACACTATCAACAACTCCAATAGCTGTTGAATTGTCTTGGTGTAGAAATGATTTAGAGGCATACTTTACAAGTCAGTATCTAAAGAAACAAACTAATTCGCAAGAGGTGGAGATATTCCAACCGATTATGGATCGTATGTCTACTGTGTTATCAAGAAATATCGGTATGCAGTTAGTACAAGGAAACACACTTTATACCAACGCAACTTATTTGAAGCAGTTTAATGGATTACTTGCTTTGATTGATGCTAACGGAACTGCAATAGCAGCCACTCAAACAACAGGAATCACAGCTGTAAACATCTTGACTATTCTTGATGAAATTGTATTTAGCAAGTTGCCGAATGCTATCTTAGGGGAGCAACCAGAGATTTGGTTGTCTCAAGAAGATTATCGTTTGTCTTTACAAGCGTTAAAGAATCTTGGTAACTTCAACTTCTTCATGCAAGGAGCGGACAACAATACAGTAGGAGAATACTTGTATCCAGGTTCATTGACTAAGATTGTAGCACTACCAGAGCTTAATAGTTCTAATCCCACTGAGACAGGTTCTCTACCAACAGCGGTTCAACATAGAATACTTGGCTTAGTTCCATCTAACGTAATGATTGGCTGTGTATCTATCACAGATGCAGAGCAATTCGATGTGTTTTTTGACAAAACGACGCGTTTATTAAAGATGTATGTTAGATTCCGCTATGGAATCAATGCTAAATACTTTGACCAAATCGTTCAATACAAAAATTCTTAATCAGAAGGAAGTGTTCACTCACTTCCTTTTTAAAATTTTAAAATATGGCATGTACATTTATTGAAGGAAGATATACAGCTTGTCGTGATGGCATACCTGGTATTGATAAGATATACTTAACGGAGTTCGGAAATATAACTCAGACATCTGGTTATACAATAGTATCTGGAACGATTACAGCAATGACACAAGCCGCATCAACTAAGTTCTGGCAGTTCGACATGGAGCAAGAGAATGCTGCATACACAGAATCGTTCACAGGTTCAACAGACACTTGGACTGGATTCTATGCACAATCACTTGTTTGGAATCAGTATTCAATGTCAGCGAAGAACAGAAACCTACTTGCTACAATGGTACAAGCAAGGTTGATGGCAATCGCTAAGATGGTTGATGGCAGTTACTTTGTTATCGGACTTACACGCAGCTCAATGGTATCAACTATTGCAACGCAGACAGGAAAGAAACTTGGCGAGATGAACGGATATGTGATTACAATGACAGGCAACGAACCTCTCGGAGCAACTCCAATGAGTTCAGCATGTTTTGCTACACTATCCATAGGGCAGTAAATTAGTTTGTAAAATATTATTTAAAGCCGCGTTTGATTATGCGGCTTTTTTTATAACTTTGAAAAATGCAATACATCGCAAAAAATACCACATCAACATTGTGCCTTACTCTAACGGAGAAAGTTACACTCACATCTCCCTACTTTTTAGTCGAAATGCGAAGTGTTGAAAGTAATATCACAAAGACATTCATCTCTGCCGACACATCTCAGTTCACTTATAGATACAACTTGTTAAGTGTTGAAGAAGTTGCTGCAGGAGCTGAGGATGCTGTCAATGGTAAGATAAATTTAGTAAGCGCAGGGAATTATTATTACAGAGTATTCGAGCAGACTTCGCCAACGAACTTATCCGTAGCAAACACAACAACACTTCTTGAAGATGGGATGTTCATTGTTACAACAACAACAGCCGACACAGCAACAAACTCAACAACACCAGATACATTAGTTGTTCATAATATACCATAATGGAAAACGAAGACAGAAAAATATACGGACTGAATCCAAACAATGAGTTGATGGTTGTAAACTTTGCAACACATAAGCCGCCTGTCTTTGTAGAGAGAAAAGATACTGAATGGATTGTGTTTGGAAACGAACCTGGCTTTGTGAATTTATATCCGCAATACTTAATAGAATTATACAACAGAGCTAACACTCACAACTCATTAATCAATGCTAAGGTACACTACATTGCAGGTAACGGAGTGGACATTGACTTGGTTGGATTGAATATAGAACGTAAGAGCTTGCTCATCCATGAGCTTGGCAAGGTAAACAGATACGGAGAAACCATCTCGGACATTGCTCTTAAACTTGCAGCGGACTTTGAGATTTCAGATTCATGTTATGTTGAAGTTGTATGGGCTAAGAATAAAATAGACTTTGATTTCTATCATGTAGACTTCACTAAGATACGCAGGAGCAAAGATGAGAACGGATGGTTCTATTCAAACGATTGGAGCAAAGCAAAGAACAAGCAAACACTTGAAGATACCAACTTCCATTTCATTCCAGACTTCGATGCTGCGAATCCAATAGGTAAACAGATACTTGCATTAAGGAACTACCGACCTGCGATGAAGTGGTACACGCTACCATCTTACATTGCTGCGATTCCTTATGCTGAGATTGATTGGGAGATAGCTAACTTCCATGCAACAGGAATAAAGAGTGGATTCTATGCAGGAACTATCTTGACATTGTTTGGGCAGAAACCAACAGCGGAGGAGAAGGATTCATTCTACGATGCAGCGAGAGAATCATTCACAGGAACGGACAGAGCTAACTCACTATTCATAATCAATGCACGAACTAAGGACGATGCGCCTCAGCTCGTTAGATTGACACCTGATAACATCCATGAGCAGTTCACTTCATTGAAGACTGATACATCGGAGCAGTTGTTCTTAGGACACCGCATGAGTAAGATACTACTCGGCATGCAGACTGCAGGAACACTCGGACAGCGCAATGAACTCATTGAAGCGTTTGAGCTGTTCAAGAATACCTATGTGAAACCTCGTCAATATAGACTAAACAACTTCTTGAACGACATACTATCTTACAAGGGATTCGAGGGCAGAGTACACTTGAGAGAGGTCGATGCCATCTCTATCTTTGAGCCATCGGACTTGATTAAAGTAATGACAGTTGATGAGATAAGAGAGCGTGTCGGACTTCCGCCATTGCCAAAGGAAGATAAGGTGGCAATCGCAACATCTATGCACCATCAATTCAATGATTGCTGTGCTGATAAGTTCACAGAGCAAGACATGAGCGATGAACTGACTGCACTTGCGCAAGTGATTCCTGAGTTTGAATCATGTGGAACAAACAAAGATGAGTTTGAAACATTAGAAACAATCGAAGTCAATGAGAGTGGGATGGCGATAACTAAGTCTAACTTCGCAGAGGCAATCACAGATGAACTGAAAACAGTTTACAAGAACATACTTGAACTAATCAACAAGGATGGATTGATTGATGCTGCAACTATATCTAAGATATTAAAGAAGAAAGAAGCTCAGATACAAACAGCCATTGAATATTTGATTGAGAATGAATACATCAAAGAGGGAACGAAGACAAGTGGCGATGATAAGATAACGAAGTACAAGCTAACTGACGATGGCAACAATGCCATTGAAGGCAACGACAGCCGCATGGCTAACATCAAGATATTATACTCTTACGAACCACGACCAGGATTGCCATCATTGATAGCAGGTAGTAGACCATTCTGCAGAGCATTGATTGAACTCAATAAGTATTATTCGAGGGCAGAGATTGAAACTATCTCAATGAAAGTTAATAGGAATGTGTGGGAGATGCGTGGCGGATGGTGGAGAAAGAAAGGCAAGGATGGAGCATTGTATCCGTTCTGCAGACATATTTGGGTACAAAATGTAGTTAAAGAAAAGAAATAAGATGAGCGTAACACTAACAACAACACTATTCATATCTTCGGAGTATGTTAAGCGTACATCCGTAGTTGATCCGAATGTTGATGACAAGTACATAGGAACATCAATAAAGCGAGTTCAAGACATTGAGTTAATGTACTTGATAGGTACAGGATTACTCAATGAGATTGATGGGCAGATTTCAGCAGGAACATTAACTCAGTTGAACACTACCTTACTCAATGCACACTTAGCTCCATTCATTAGAGCGTTCTCAATATGTTACTTGCTTGAATACGATGACTTGAAGATAACCAACAAGGGTATTGTAAGAAAGAACAGCGATAACTCAGTAAGCGCAGACCAGATTGACATCACTCGTCAAATCAACTTATACATGGCAGAGGCGAAGTTCTATGCTAAGAGAGTTGAACTATTCTTGTTGCAGAATATAACTGACTATCCGTTATACATTAATGCAGGCGATGCTATTGATACAATATTCCCAATGAGTGTCGGTTACGATGCAGGAATACACTTTACAAGAAGAAACAGATACGTTCCATTTATAGAAAGACTAAGATATCCTGGCTACTATGGCATCCAAAACGAAAACTAATATAAAAAAAAGTAACGGAAGACCGCTCAAGAAGTATGTACTACTTGAAAAGTTTCTAAAGAAAGAAAAGCATGCAGACAGTAAACCAGATATTAAGCCAATTCCTTGACATTGCATCTGCCCATCGGCAAATCAATTCATTTGGATTTGGCGAGATTCAAGACTATGCAACCTCTGGCACTACTAACTATCCTGCGATGTGGGTGGACATTGGCGATTGCTCCATTGGAGGCAATGAAGATGAACAATCACTATACACACAACAGAGTTATA